GCCCAGCCAAAAATACTTGTCAGTAACAATTGTTTTAATGGTTTGCATGATTTTCGCCTCCTTTCAAATTGCAAAATCTGCCATTTTTGCCAAAGACGTTTTTGTCTTTTGCAAAATTGCCGTTTTTTGCAATTAATGGTTTCTATACCATTCCGCGTTTCCACGAATAGTATCAAGCTGCCTGTAAAGGTTATTGCCAGGGCACGCTGTTGCCATTAAATCACGATGTCCGACAACAATGTCGGCAGAAGCGATTAAACCATAAGCGTCGCAAATATCTGCAATAAGCATCGGCAATGCGTTAATCTGCGCTTCGGTAGGTTCGCCGATATTAAAATTACCGCAAACATGAATACCAATGCTGCAGTAATTAAAGCCTTCGGCGTGAGCACCTACTGCCCAATCAGGACGGCCAAGTTCTACCGTGCCGTCCTTACGAACAATAAAGTGATAACCTACACCGGCCCAACCTAAATTCTGATGACTACGGTGCAGCTGTTCTGCCGACAGGTCATCGTCCGTAGGATTGCCGGTGTGGTGGATAATAATGCGCGTTGTACTGTCACGCTGCGTTAAATTGGCAAAACGCAGGCCGTAGTCCTTTGGTTTTACCCTTTTAAAATTCATTTTGTTTCGCCTTCTTTCGTTTTAAATCCAATTTCAGTTTTATCATCTTCCAACACGTCCGGCACACCGTCACCGTCACTGTCAACAAAGCCTTTGCCAATCATTAAAATAGCCGATGTAAATTGCGCGCCGACCAGCACTGTAAGGAACTGTATCAGCGTATTTACATCGGCTTTACCGGTATTCCACCAGTTCGCACAAAAAGCTATGTTGAAAAGGATAATCTCGGCGGCCAGCACCACTGCATAATAAACGATAGCTTTTGTGCCGATGCTGGCCGGTATCTTTTTTATGCTACTGGCCAGCAGGTCTTTAATTTTGGTTAACATTACTATTCCCCTTTATTTCAAAATAATCTGCGCCACAGCAACCACTATACCGATAGCTGTTAAAATTGTAGCGGTCATCCAAACCAGCAAGCTTTTAAGCGTAAGGGCCTGATGCTGTGTTTTTTCCAGTGCGTCTAAACGGTCGCTGTGCTTATCAAGGCGCCGGTCTTGCTTTTCCTGCGTTTTTAAAATACCATTGGACAGCATGGCTTGTATTACGCTGATTTGCGATATCATATTTTTAATGTCCTTTTGCATCTCGCGTAATTCTTCATTGTTTGTATCTTCCACGGCATTACCTCCGCATTAACTTTTCTGGTCCTGATTCGCACCCATAAAAAACATAATCGTCAGTACTGTAATAACCATGCCTGTTATATACCCCAGAATAAAATCAATCATTATCATCACCTCTGATGGTTTTGTCACGCAAAATATACTGGCCTTTGGCATCTACTACAATATAACTGTATTTAGCTTTTATGACGTCATCTACCGGCACGCAGTAATGTTCTGCAATGATGTTTCTGACTTCTTCGCTTGACAGTACGATGCCGCTTCTCATAACGTAATGGCCTCGAGTTCTGCCGCGCTTTGCGCAGCTTCTACCTCGGCTTGTTTTGCCCAGCCGGCAATTTTGCAGTTACCGATATGCATGCTTAAATCAGCACACCAGCGCAGCACCTGTTCCGGGTTTAGCATATATACCGTTTTTATATTACTGCCTTCGGCGTAACCACGGCAGGGGCAACCGGACGGATAATTAGTAACAAACAACTCTGTGTTTACATTAAGGGCAATGCCCTGCATAGTAAGCTGCGTTTCTTTATCGCTGTCGAATTTAACCGTCGCACCGGTACATTCCGAAGCAAAGCCGCCAACAATTTGGTTTTCGGTCCATGTTTTCACTTCGGCCAGCTTCGCTGCTTTCAGTTCGTCCAGCGTGGGGTTCGGACGCAGTTCCCATTCACCGTTCATCAAATAAGCGGTGCAGCCTTCCTGTTCCGGCGGCGCTTCCCACACGGTGTTAGCTTCCCCGACATAGCAGGTTTCGCCTTTGATTTTAGTTTGCCATTCGTCCACTTCCGCTTCATGGCTGCCTAAATATTTGCCTGTTTCAGGGTCAAATTCATAGAGTTTCATGTTTGTAATCCTCCTATTAAATCATTGTAGACTGCGTCCATATTGCGGCGCTGCGCCTTGCTTAAGGTTTTATAGTAGTTGCCACGCCAAGATTGGAACATTCTTTCGATGTCAGCCAAAGTAATGCGGCCAGCCTGCACGGCCTTTTTAAGGCGCTTCATCTTCCGGCGCATACCAGTAATGCGCTTCGGGTTAGGCCGTTCTACCACGCGGCCAGTTTCATTTAAGAAATACTTATTCTGCATATAGCGGAACGTCTTGCCTATTTTCACAATGCGGGTTTTGCGCAAATTCAGGAACAGGCCCATTTCTGCCGCTATGTTCTTGATTTTGCCCAGCAGGTATTTTAGCCGCTCCTTGCTCGGCGAGATTATATAGCTGTCGTCCATATAGCGCCCATAAAACGGTTCTCCTTCCACGATTTTGATGTAATTGTCGATTGGCGTCGGGAAGAACACGCTCATGGTTCGCGAACATTGGTCGCCTATATCCATAGACTTTTGCAGGTACTTTTTACCGGTTTTCAGCTTGCGCGGCACATCCTTATAATCAAGGGCTTTATATTTGCCGTCCCGCAGTGCTTGCACTTCGTCATCGCTTAAATACGATACATCTTGCCGGAAACCGGCGATTATCTGTTCCAGCAAGGCAACCAAGCGCGGGTCCTTAATATGCTTTTTAACCGCCTTCAGGAGCAGGTCATGGCGTATGTTGTCATAAAAACCGCTGAAATCCATCAGCAAAATATAACCTTCGTTGGTTTTGTAACGCCGGTAATACCGCTGCAAATGCACCTTCAATCGGTTGCGTGCCATAGTAACGCCGCGCCCCGGCAGGCTTGCGCAATTATCATAAATTAGATATGGCGTTAATGTCGGCGTAAGGATGTTATCGCAAAGGCAGTGCCGAGCAATACGGTCTTTAAAAGTAGATGCGCGAATAAGGCGAACCTTGCCGCGCTCTCGCAGTACAAATTCGCGCTTTTCGCCGTCCTTATAGGTTCCGTCGGCAAGTTCCCTTTGTAGCTGGCGCAGGTTCATCAGATAATCCATGCCGTACTTTTGCACCTGGCCCTTCCAGGCGCAGCCGCTTCTCGCCGCTCTGTACGCTGCAACAAGATTGTCCGGGTTGGTTAAAATTTCATAATCATCATACTTGCTCATAATAAAAATATCCGCCGTTTGCAGCCGCACCTATCGTAATAGGCGGCATCGGCCTTATCATTTATCCGTAGCCGGAAAGGACAGCAGCCCCTTTTAGTTGATTCAGCTTGCAGGGACGGTAAAGCCCGCATTTATACCTTGCAACAAAATCGGGGCGAACGCCATTAGAATTGGACGCGTTGTTCGCGTTCGAATTGCCGTTGCTGTTCACATTCGCAAAATTCGTCGAATTGGCCACATACGGCTGCTGCCCTATAAATTATCCTTTAATTTTCTCTTTAAATTTGTTGTCGCTTTTTCGCCATGCCTTTATCAGCTTAATCTCCTCAATGATAAAGTCGGCGCAACGAAAATATCTTTTTGCACTTACCGGCAGAATTTCCATGCAGTATTGCAGTTCCTGTTCCAGTACATAGCACTCGCCGATAGCTTTATCTTGATGTAACCGCCTTGCTTCCAGCTCGGCGGCGCAAGTCGGGAATATTTTATTAGCTATGGTGATGTGCCGAATTATACGAGCCATTGTATCGTCAACTGCATCACGGCGCTTTTTGACAAACCAGTGCAGCAGGGTTCGTTTACGCCTGCGCCGGGCTTCGCTTTCCATCGGGTTTGCCTCCGGTGGTTTGTAAGCGAAGTCGGCGAGAAGCAGCTCCGTAACGGCCTTGCGCATTGCCACCGCATTATCAAAAACCTTAAATGGCGATTGGCTTTGGCGTGATTTTAATACAGTCACGTTTTATCCTTCCTTCCCCGCCCGCTGACCGCGGGCGTGATTTAAGATTATTTGATACAAAAAGCGGGGCGAACGCCATAAGAAGAGGACGCGTTGCGCGCGTCCGAAATGCCGTGGCCGTGCACAAGCGCAAAATTCGTCGAAGCGGCCACATCGCGCAGCCAGTATATCCGGCGCTTTTCAATCAGCGGCGCATAGCAGAAGTATGGGTACTGACGGTTATCTATGGAATACCAGTTTACCCAGCTTGTGCCGTTGCAATGGCTTTTAAATACATTGCTGCCATAAACATTAGCTTCCGCCATCAGCCAAGCTGTTGCATCATACCATGTGCCGCTATTTTCGTAACCGTTCGTTGTCGCGTTTTGGAAATGCTGCCTAATGGATAACAAATGGCCGGAGCCGAAGGCGTTTTGAATGGTGGTTTTTGCCTTATTAAGGTTTGATTTGTACATAGCACTGCCAACGTATGCGCCGGTTGTAACATCAGAGGTGTTCATCTGCGCGTTATATAACGGTGCACGAGGAACAATTACCGCATGGTGTGTAGTGCAGGCCGCGTCACCGGTATTGTAATAGTAATCGAATGCTACAATTACATAATCAACTTCGCCTATGGTCCAATAATCGCCAATGAAAAGGTCATCAAACGTGCCCGCCTGAATTGCTGCACTTTGAGCGGCAGTTAAGCTGGTGCCAAGGTATTTTCCACGAAAAATGCTATTGTGATACCCCGCCTTGTTTATAATCGGCTGTTTTTCATTCAAAGCTGCAGTAACAACTTTATTTTGCACCGGATTTGTGGAAGTTGTAGATAAAGCGCTGTCCGTAATAAGCGACGCTGCATTTTGAGCCGCGTTTGCCGCGCTTTCTGCTGCATCAGCTGCGCTTTCTTCGGCATCGGTGGCACTGTTGGAGGCCGCACTGGCAGAACCAGCTGCTGCGCTTGCCGAGCTTGCTGCATCTGTAGCCGAGTCCGCCGCTGCATTGGCTCGCGTTGTAGCTGTGCTGGCCGAATTCGCAGCATTAGTTGCAGATGTATTGGCGGCCGAAGCAGAACCGGCTGCTGCACTTGCACTTTCGGCGGCATCGTCAGCTTTACTGCTCGCTGTAGTCGCACTGCTTGCTGCAGCATTTGCAGAACCGGACGCCGCGCTGGCGGAAGCTGCGGCCGAAGATTGGGAGGACGCTGCGGCACTGGCCGAGCTTGCTGCGTTTGTTGCGCTCGTCGAAGCATTAGAAGCGCTTAATGCTGCCGCCGAAGCAGAATTGGCAGCAGCAGTCGCGCTATCTTCTGCGCTTTCAAGCGCTGTTTCAGCGTCAGCAGCAACCTGCTCAGCATAATCTTGGTCCCATACAAGAGTTGAATTTTTGTAAGTGCTACCGCCAGGTGCGCCTACATACAATTTATATTTACCATTAGTCTTTTTTACAATAACCAATTCGCCTTCACGTAAGGTCGGGTTTATGGAGTCCCATTTGGCCTCATCGGCGGTAGAAAACTGAATTCTTGCGTTACTCATTACTTACCCTCCTATGCGGTACGCTGCCAAAAATAAACAGCCAAATACGGCTGCATGTTATTATGCGCAGCCCCGCCGCCTGCGTTTCCAATAGTTACGGTATGGTCATGCGCTCCGGCCGAGTTGGTTTCACCGGTCCACGTGCGGGAAGCTTGGAAGCCTACCCTCGTCCCGTCGCCGCTATCGGAGTCCAAGTCCAGATTTACACGGCCTGCGTCATAAAAAGCACCTGTCGGAGCAGCGCCATAATGGGCCGCACGTGCGGAATCGTCGCCAGCAAAAGTGCCTGTAATATCCATCGTGCCGCGGTTATGTTTATGATTGCCGCTGCTCGAAACGGTAACGCCATGGTTATGCAGCGGCATTTCGTTTACCGTAAGCTGATGCGTTGCTGCGCCGCCTGTGCTTCCGGCCGGATATGTAGAGTTTGCGCCAATAAGGCAGCGTCCACCTGCAATTTGCTGCCACGTGCCGCCGAAGCGTGTGCCCGGGTTTACGTTGTCAGCTGTAATCATAATAAAGCCAACCGGGTAAATATCATCAAAGCCCAGCAGGTCATAAGAGATATTGCCGTTGGCGTCAGCTTTGGTATTATTAATGCTAAATACAAAAGCCTGACGGAGCGCCTGTACCAGCCCGTCATAATCATTATCCATTGCGTTAAAGCCGCGTTCTACAAGCACCTGCGCGATTGCCGCCACCATAATTGTGGCCTGTTTGTACAGTTTGTTGTGCATTGCAGCTACTGCAAGGCCCGGTTCAACACCGTTTATACGCTGGCTGTCAGTGCTATACTCGGCGTCGGTCTGCAAATCTGTTGCCGATTCCGCAAAAATTTTAAAATTGGCATTTGGCATTATTCTTCTCCTTTCGCCCAATAAGAGCCATAACCGGAATAGGTCATGTTGTTATAGTCATAGCTGAACAGCGGCAATCCGTCCGTATCAACAAAAGTCAGAAGGTTAATTCGTACGCCTTCGGGCTTTGGTATGATGTAGCCGTGGAGTATTAACTCGCGCTCCAGCTGCGTATAATCGCCCTGCATCACTATGTTATAGGACATATCCTGTAAATCTTGAATTTGCATAACTTTAGAATTAGGGAATAAACTATTCCAAAGTTCATACAATTCAGGCAATGTTCCTTTCCACGTATTTTGAATAATGCGCGCTTTAATCATTAACCTAAAAACATCATCATCGAGTAAATTCCCGCCCTGCATTTCTTCTGGTGGAAAGCCCGACAGATAGTCCACACCGTCCAACTTGTCCGGTGGAGGCGTGTTAATTATTGGATATTCTTCGCCACTGGCAAGTTCTTCCGGCGTCGGACAGATGATGTCGCCAATTGCAATGGCGCTCGGCTCGAAATCCAGCTCGCGGCTAACGCCGACGATTGCGCCGATAATGTTCAGCTGGGAAGTAGTAGCTGTGTCAACATTAAAAGCATTAATTATATCGTCGGCAACTACATCGGCGTCTTGGCCGTATTGCACCAGTTTCTCCACCATGGCCGTAAATTTAGGGCTGTGTCGGTATTCACTTGTAATAAGGCGGCGGTAATAATCATTTGAAACAATCATCCGACAGTCACCTCAATGTTGTTATATACCGGGTTTGGAATTTCATTGTAATTAATATCTATATCGGCCGCAGAAAGCGAATCTTCATCAGTTCCTATTTGAATAGATTTGATGCCAAAGATAGGTTTATTGATATCAGGATTACAAGCTGTAATTACACCGATAAGCATAGATATAGAAACATCGGAGCCAACAGTAAGGCTGGCAAGATAATCGTAAATAGCGAGTCTTATTTGTGATAATACACTGGTTACATAACCAGTGTATTTTTTTACCTCAAGCTTTACATAAACATCCTTGTAAGTAGGCCTCGAAAAACGAATAGTGTTTATATATTCGTTTTGGTCAGTAAAGTCAACTTCAACATCTCCGTTTGTATAACAACCTAATCCTTTATGCATATAAATGGCTTCTGCAACATCCTCATTACTTCCACCTTCAACAACACAAGTAATGCTATGTGGTGGCAATCCAAAAGGATTATCATCGCTTACATCGCTGTTGTTTGTATCATTTTCGTATACCGCAAAGCGGCTTACATTGGCCAATGCAGCAATTGCACCTTTCGTTCCGGCAAGCATGGTTCGTGAAGGATTAGATGTGCTTATAGACTGCCTTTGCCGCAGTTCGGCATCGGTTTCTACATCGCGGCCTTGTATTGCAGCTTGGTTGTTAGTAACAGAAGTCCAACCATACGTTGGCGTGTAAATAGTATCAATATCGCCCGCCAATGCAGAAATCGCGCCGACTTCGCGGCAGGTTGCCGTTGTCAAAAGGGTCCCATCGGAACCTATAACAACTGTACTTGGCAAGTCCCATATTATCCCGGCTTTGTCTTGTACCGCGCCGTTAATTATTTGCGTAAATGCTGTTCCGGTCAGTATAACATCGCAGGTTGAATGACTTGCTGCCTTGCGTGTAATGCCGTTCAGTTTTACAACAGCGTCAAGACTTGTACCGATTGCAGTGTGTGGGCTGCGGGCATTGTAAGCGTAGGTCAGCGCTTGCAAACAATCGCTTTGTTTTAGTGCAAAAATAGACAGCAGCTGATAATCAGCACTGTCATTTTCCAAATAAATATCGTCACCATAAATTTGTTTCATAGCTGCAATCATATCTTCGAGAATATCATTATAAGTCGGGATATGCAGGCCTGCGCTGTCTACGTAGGGTTTAAAATAAGCCACGGTTACGCCTCCTCGCTATTAGATAAATAAAAGCTGCCGTAAACCGACTCTACAGTAGCTTGAAAAATGTATTGTCTGTTTTCATAACTGGATTCATATTCAGCCACGGCCAGCACGCCTTCCGTACCACTAATGCGGTCGCGGATAATTATATCCACCACTTTGCGATGTTCCTCACTGCCGGAAGAACCGAGTATTTCCTCCCATAACGGTAGGCCGTCCTCTTGGTCCTCCCACCATTCCTGATACAAAAGCAACAATCGCGACTTAATAGCTTGTACAACGGCATTCAGTCCACTAATGTAGTTTTGCTTGCCGCGGCCGAAACAATAATCCCAATTTTCGTCTAATCTTCGGTAACGCATATTAACCTCCGATAAAAACATTATCACTGCCTTCGGCAACGCTGCCGCCGCAGCTTACCGGGTCACCAATACGCCCGGCAGGCTTTCCGTTTATAAAAACGCTGCTGCTACCACTGGCGATGGTGCCGCTATGACTTGGATGTATAATGCAGCCGTGAGGCGCATAACTATCACCGACTCGGCCTGCAGCTTTGCCGTTTATAAAAACATTGGGGCTGCCGGTGACAAGAGCTGTCGCTGGGCAAGCATCGTGGCCAGTATCAAGGTCTCCTAATCTTGTCGCGCTACTCATTGATATTCACCGTCCCACCTTGGATATTAATAGTGCCGCCGACAATGTTAATCGTATTTCCGCTGATTTCCACATATGCAGTTCCGTCATTATTGCGAAGCTGGGCTGAACCGGTGGAATAATTCGGCACCACTTTAGGCTGCGACCAGCAACCAAGTATAGCAAAGCCATCAGATAAATCGTGCCTGCGGCAGTCAATTTGATTTTGCACGCCACCAGATTGCCACCATGCGTCGATACACATATCGCCGAATATTACAAGGCATTCATCGCCCGGCTGTATAGGCAGCGTTAAGCAATAACCACCAGCGCGCGGAATTACAATCGGCACATCAAGTAACTGCGGAATATCGCCCCAGGTTTCATTGCCATCGAGGTTTATTTTTTCACGTATGGCAATCTGTACCGTAACGGTCTGCTCCGTTGAATTAAAGGATTGAATTATCCCCGGAATCGCAACGCGAAGTCTGTTTGCTGCAGCACGCCGGTCAAGCTGCCCTTGCCGCTCATCATACGGTGCGCGTTCGTTTAAGTTAATCATAATTACACCCCATTCGGATTTTGCGCTGCATTAGTCATCAACGCAGCCAAAGAGCCAGTGCCATAGCGCGATATTCCCGTCACATTAGTATACCAATCGTTCCCGCGAGTATCTCCGGTGTGCACCACTTCAATGGCCTGATAAATCCAGTCATCATCCATCGGCGTAGCAGCTTGACCGGGCTGCGCTTGATACTCATTCATTTCACTATTCTTAATCTGTATCATTGTGCCCAGCTTAACCGCCGGGTTCATCAGCATACGAAACGATGCACCATACTGCGTCTGCGTAGGCATGCCGATTAAGCCTGTGGTTGGCGATGTTACCAAAGCCTCGCCTGTTACGGTATCGGTCATTTTGGTAACATGCAATTTACCGTCCATAATGTAATATCCGGCTGCATTTCCGCGTGCAATATCAGCAATGCAATCTTTGCACTCACCAAAAATTACACGGCCGCGCGGCAACTGCTGGGAAGATAAGCCCTGCGAAGCATAATCAATCGGTATTTTAACTCGGCCACCATCGCACACTGCTTGCAAAAGCTGACGTTGATTTAATCCCCTGTTGAGCGACCGCGATATAAAATTTTTGTCCAGAAGGTTATTACCGTCTATGCATAAAAGCGTCAAAACATAATCTGTATTATTTTCTTTGCTGCGTGTAGGATATACCACCTGTCCGTCAAAAATTTTCCCATATCGCTGCGGTTTATCATCGCCTTCGGATTCATATCCGGCCTCAATAATTACACGGTCGCCTTCGGAAATAATACGCTTTTCGGTTTCCTGATTGAGGTTATATATATGCAATGTTGAATAATTGCTGATTTCCCTCGCATAGCGCACTTCAAACGTTATGCGCAGGTCTGACACATCCAGTGCCACTTCGTCTTTAGCGTCCGTTACTAAAACACGCCATTTACGCAACCACATCATGAAGCGTCACCCCAAATCAATATAAAAGTGCTGCCGAGCGTTTTATTATCCGGCTGCATAAGACTTGAAGGTTCTGTCGCTACAATGTAGGCTTCACCTATATTCAAATATGAATATTGCTCGAGTAAATTAATACCCAAAACCATCGGAAGGCTATTAATCAATTCTTCCCCGGTAGAATTATCGACAATATCCGCGAGCCACAGGTCATAAAGGTCATGGTAACATAGCTTCAGCAATATATTTATATTGCGGTCTCCATCAAGCGTAAGTTTAAAGGTTTGCTGGCTATTAGGCGTGCAAGTTATAGGTATTCTCGCATAACTCATGGAGCAACACCTCCCGCGTCCGGATTATAATACCCACTGTCGCCACGTATCGTTGCTATGGTTGATTCTTCTGCCGGTTGCGGCTGTACTTCTTGTGATTTGCCTTCCTGCGCCGATGTCCATTGCCGGGACGATACTTTTTCTTCGGTAACTTCGGCCACCGGCACCTGCACCAGCTCAATACTGGCCTTTAAAGCATTTTGTGTAGACACATCATCATTCGTTATTATGCTCTCAATAAGCATATTTTCATAAGTATCAAGGCGAGTTAAAACTCTAAGCGGTTTCCGTTCACGCTGCAACTTGCACAGGCTGCGATAGGCAGAAACGCTTTTTGTTTCGCCCGGCACATCATAACAACCTGGGCTGCGGTAAGCCATAACGTCGGAAATACCAATGTCCATCGATAATCTCACTGGATTAATAAAAGCATGATCAGCCAGGTTTGCACCAGTCTGGACCGGATGCTGTGTAATGGTAAGCGTATGTTCCGCGCTTCCATGGAATACAGCGTCAACAAAAAAACCGCCGATATTCACCTTTTCCATTACCATCGAAGCCATCGAACCACCGGTATGGCCCCACTGGCTTGGGTAATAACCTTTATCTTGCCACAGGCGCAGTGTTTTTCCGGTTGTAGCATAAGCAATAACATTGCCGAGAGCAAATGCTCCTGATAAACTCAAACTCATACGGACACACCCCCACCATTACGTGCAGCCAGTATTTGCCCGATGTCGGTAATCTTTGCGCCGACAGCTGCAGCAATTTCGCGCGGATTCGACGTTGGGCCGCAGTTTACTACAATGCCGCCCACATTAACCACAGCGCTATTATTAAGGCTTGTTGTAGACATCGGCATAATGCTTTTCCCGGTAATCAGCGCATCAGCATAGCTCATATCGCTTTTCCCACTAAAAGTACCTTCTACACCAAGGTCAAACTGGAAACCATTATTCTGCGGTTTATTTTTTGGCTTTGGTTTGTTTTTATCAAAAATGGCACGCGCATTGGCCATACGCGCTTCGTCATTTGCTTCATCGTCACCGGGCCGCTCATAAAATTTGCGAACAGCATATGCAGCTTCTTCAGGCGTAGCAGCTTCTTGTAATTTGCTAAATGCAAAGCTTTCCGAGCCACGCATTTCATGGTCGATAAATTCCAACTGCGTGTCAAAATCATTCCACGCAGTACCTTTCCGCGCAGCAAATTCTTTTAATGCATCTAATCGCCCGCCGAGCCATTGAGCAATACCAGTTGCACCGATACTATTCGACAATGACGGGTCCATTGCAGAATTTTCCTGCAAAAGATTGCCTACAATACCAGCAGCTTGAGCCGGGGTGTAACCCATGTTTAAAAGTTTATTGTAAGCATACTGCCCACGTTCTCCACCATCGTCACCGCCAGCTAAAGCATAGTACATATTAAGAACATCGCTTTTTATACTGCTGCCAATTTCACCGAAGGCACCTTTAAGGTCACTCGCCGCGCCTTTGTAGTCGCCGTCCCAGGCTTTTTTCAGAGCACTTAATAACTTGCCCGTAGCTCTGCCCAAAGCAAGCACTTTGTCAATTGCGTAGCTTACACCTTTAGTGAAATTACGCCAGAAACGGTCAATTAAGCCAAAGTTATCACCGCTTAACTTTTCGATAATGTCAGCTATAACGCTGCTGATATCGCTTAAGCCTTTGGCCAGAATGCTGATAGTTTCTTTTATCTTTTCCTGCCGGTCATCATTGAACACATTGCTGAACAATTCGGCCAGCTTATTTAAGATATTCTCGATAGATTTTTCAATAGCGGTCAGCGTGCGCCGTATAGGATTATCTTTATCTGTCAGCCAACGCCACAGCGGCGCAAGGCTTTTTGACGATTTTTTGCCGTCAAGATAATACCAAAAATCCTCTAAAAGCAAGAGTGCTGCACCAATGGCCGTTATAAACATACCAAAAGGCCCAGCTAAAATAGCAGCACCGGCAACAGCGAATGCTGCCACCAGCTTTTGCGTTTGCTTTGGTAACCCTGTTAAAAACCGCGACACTGCCTCGTAGGCGGCTTTTAACAGTCGCAAGGCAGAAACACCCAAGCTCACCACTGAACGCAGCACGTAAGCCAAGCGTCGCGCTATTTCGGGCAAGTTCCTGCCGAGTTTATCGCCGACCCATTGAATAAACTTTTGGAATTCGGCAATGTAAGGCTGCAGGTATTTAATCAGGTAATATACAATCCATTCACGAAGCATTTTCAACTTCATTTGAAGGCTTTGTACATCATATCCTATCTCTCGAATCCACCGCAGCTGCCCATTGGCATCACCCGGTGTTTGTAAGGCGGCCATTTCGGCACGCAAACGGAAAAACTGCTGGCGCAGTTCCGGTATCCAAGCAATATCTTCTGCGCTGGCCCCCATGGTTTTTGTAATCAAAGAGAAAGACTTTGCCGTTTCCTTTGTTACCCACATGGTTTTGGCCAGTTTTTGATATTCCATATCGGCGTCGGCTACTGCCTTTATGTTCTGAATTACAGCTTCGGTTGTTTTTGCGATGCCTGTAATAACGGCGCCATATTTAAGTGCATGCCCAAAGCGCCGCATGGTTGTAGACAGTTGGGCAATTGCCTGCGACGCACCGGTAAAAGATGTTCGGTCGATATCGGCTCCAATACGCACCAGATATTCTTCGATTATATTACTCATTGGCTATTCCTCCCGTCTGCGGCCTCCTGCGCTCGTTTTGCATTAATAGCTTTTATTGCCATTATTTCGTGCGCGTCAAGAAGGTCGTCGAAATCGTAGGTGCCGTCCCAAACTTCATGTTGTTGCCACATACCTGCAGCAACAGGCGCATACGCAAATGCGTCCAGCGTTGGGTATGTGGCAGGCTCATAATCCAGTTTTATTTCGCCGGAACTGGTAACCCGGCCTCGGCGAAAAAAGCGCCAACGTTGAACATTGCCGCCTGCACGGTAATATTCATTACTGCAGCCACATTGTATTGCAGTTCTTCATCCACGAACGAACCATCAGCTGTAAGCACAGGTTCCGGCAGCAGATGACCATCTTTTTCATTCAATTTTTGCACGCATTTCAGCAAAATGGTCTGAATTTCATCAAAGTCCCGACGATTCAGGCTCGGCAGCAGCGTAGCCAACGCTTCATTATCGAATTTTTTATTCATCAGCAGCGGCGCACCGATAAGAGCAATCTTTGTTGCTACATACGAGCCTGCACGCGCGTCCATTTTAGTAATGCGGTATTTTTTACCGCCTGCTTCAATATCTTTAACATTTTGTTTAAGCATTTTAACACCTCGTTAAATAGGCATATTGGTAATTTCGGCACACATCAAAGTCCAGGTCACGCGCTGGCCCTGTGCCTGATAAGGCGTGTCCGCCTCTTTCTGCGGCGAAACGCCCATGCAAACATGGCTTGTATGCGTCTGCGAATTTCGTAATGTTACAGCAGTTTCAGCCCAAGAACTCGTCGGCAAACTCCACAGCGCGTTAAACCATGCGAGAAGCCAACGATGAATGCTGGAGGTCTGCTGACATTCAATAGTTACGGTGCCGTTATTGCCGGCAATTTTAGACACCATTACGGAACCGTCAGAAGCAATGTCATGCGCGGTGCGGTCCGTAGATTTGGAAATAGTTACAGACCCGACGCCGGTGCCATCGAACATATATACTCCGACTTCGGGGTGGGAAATAGACCCAACCGTATCGGTAAAGCTGTAAGTAGTAATTTCCATGATTTACCTCCTTAACGGTTAACGTTTACGCCGATGGTTACAAATTCTAACGCACCGGCTAATTTAATGCAGGCATAAATCGGCGGGCAAATACGTTTATCACGGTCAGCCTGGCTCTGCTCATCAATAGGTTCAGACTGGATTAAATATCCGTTCGGCAAGTAGTCACCGTTTTTAAGGTCCAAACATTCGTCGCCGTTCCATTTGCCGGGTGCGATAAAACCGAATTTTACAAATTCATTGCAGGCAACGCTGATAACATTCTTGAAGCTGTCCACACCGGGTTCAGTTCCGGGAACTTTTTTCGCGGTATACAGACGGTCCATAACGTTCAGCTCGATTTCATTGCACAGCATGTCAAGATACAGAATCTCATCAAAACAAGTGCCATCAGCCATATACCCTTGCTGAAGGATATCATATTCTTCGCCACGAGTAATATACACATTACCGTTTGTGCCAGTAGTGTAACGGCTACCACAAACAGTTTCAACCTGCGTTTCAGTGAGGTCATCAGTAGCCACGCCGACAAGTGTTTTATAAGCCAGCGTAAATGCGCTGTTTGTCTGACCATTATTTGCACCCATTGCATAGCCCATTACAGCCACCGCAGATTCAGTATCCTCATCGGCACAGTAAATGCCGAAGGAGCGACGATAGTTCAAGTCTTGCAGGTATTTAAAAATCGCTTCATCGTTTGTTGCAGTACTCAGCACGTTATCATCGCGAGTAGTATACAAGTACAGGCATTTCGGTTCCGCAGATTCTGCCCACATAGCAGCGTCTTTGTTGTCGCCTTCGGAAGCACCCAATTCAACAAAACAGTACCATTCAGAATTTGCCGCACGGCAAGCCTGCATGGCTTTCAGTTTTGTAGTATCAGTTGCTTCATCATAGCGGCCCACAGCTAAACGTTTCGGGCCAGAGGAAGCCGAAAAATACAGTACTGCTGCAAGATATTCAGCCGATTCTTCATCAAAGCCGTCCTGCAAAAGTGCGTCTGCGCTTGTATAAATGCGCACACGTTCTTCTGTGCTAATTACAGTCGACGAGCCCAAAATAAGCCCAACATTAAATCCTCTGCGCGAAGCACCTTTTGCGGATAGCGACACATTGATTTCAATAATAGGTTTCAAATCAAGTTTTGCCATAATAATCTCCTTTCGGATTTTGGATATAAAAAAAGCACCGCCATATAGCGATGCTCATTTTGGATTTAATTATCTGTTTTGTTTGAAAGCGGCTTCGGTTACCCGGTGCAAATATTTTTCGTCAAGACCGCAATCCTTGTAACCTCGGCGTAAGGTTTCATAATACCACGGGGCCGGTGTAGCCAAAAGATGCCCAGGCGTCATAATATAGACCATAACTTCCACCATTTCCCCGTTCAGCTCCACCTTTAAAAATTCCTTATCGTAAAGGTGCGGATATCCTTCATAACGGTCAAGCATGATTTCGTCACGTTCGCTTATCGACCAAATCCCGGCTGGTACATTCTCGCCGTCCTTGGGTTCAATAGTTGCCACGCCATAATCACGATAGTTACCCCGGTAAAGCAAGGTGTAATTTTTAACCTCCGTTTTGCCGAGATATGCTGCGTCAGGGCAGCGCATTTTCATTTGCCTGTGGTCAAGGTTGGAACCGTAAGCCAGATAAAGTTTTTGCATTTTTCATTCCTCCTATATTTTGGTGCGGGAATACCCCTTCACCACCTAAAGGGCGGTTACCCGCCCGTTGGTGCTTATTATGCTCTCCCTGTTATACCTACCAGCCCGGAGCGCCATGCGGCGTTTCCCGGAAGGTGTTTTATCAGGTGCATGCGGCAATTTTTAAATTCTTCACCTATAAGTCCAAGGCGGTTAAGATATGTCCGCATTGCAAATTTAGGATTATCTTGCTGAACCTTGCTTACGCTTGCCCTCGCACTCTTGGCGGTCAGCGCCTGATGGTTCAAAGCTAATGCTAATACTACATAGCTTCTTACTACCCCGGCATGCAGCGTACTGTTAAAGCACCGCAGTTCAATGGTGCCATGCCCGTGGAAAAAACTATGCAGGTTTAAAAAGTGATACCTGCTTTGGTGGTAATGCAGGTTACGTGCTTCAACATAACCGGAATACCAAATATTCTCTATTTCTGCCATGCTTTGCGGTTTTTGCCGCGCCATAGCGGTAAGAAAATGTAAATCCAGTGCTTTGCAATATCTTTTCCTATCTTCTTTTATTTGCAGCGCATCATATAGCAAGTCATTGTGACTGGCTATGATGTTAATAAAATTCCTTACGCTGCGCGGCGTATGGTCGGCGCCGTTCAAGTGAATATGTATGCCGCAGGTTTCGTTTGTAAATCCTCCGGCTTTACGGAAAGCGCGAATGATTTTTTGCAGCCTTTCCATGTCCTTTTCATAGGTCAAAATCGGGCTTACAAATTCAACTTTGTAATAATCGGGCGTCCCACTTCTCCGTGCAGCTTTGCCTTCCGGGCGAATGCTGGCGCCATAAACTATCTTCCATTCGCGGCCGTCCGCGTCTTTTACCACGCGCGCATCATAAGAAGTCCTGCAAGCATATTCAGTAGGGTCGCCGGTAATTTCTTCCGCCAAGATGTCAGCAGCTTTCGCACGGCTAATGCCTGTAAACTCTATTTTAATACCAAACTGTGTGTTTAAAAAATCCTTTGCCATCACGTTTTCCACCTTTCATGTTCTTTGTTGCACACATGTTAGCTCTGCAAAGACACGAAAGCAAGTTATTTTTTTAAACAGTACGCAGATTTTATTTTTTAGCAGTATGAATAGTGTCTTTTAAAACAGTATCGCTATCACCTTGACGGTTTGCACCAACGGCAACATTAACGGTTTCAATAGTACCGATTTGCTCTTTGAATATCATTAGCACATTAAACTTTAAAGTCATATCTGCACGATTCCACCAGCGTCCTTGGAATAATTCAGGCGCTTTTATAACCGGGGTACGTTCCGGCACTGGGAAGATTTTTTGCTTGCGCAGGTTTTTGCGGCCACGCAGCATTGCAATCCTTATTCGCAACAAATTTTCATAGCTTTTCGGCCCATAGGCATTAAGGCGTAAATTAAAAACGCGGGATGTTCCTTGTTTTAATAACAAGTTGTCGCCGTCATTTTCTAAATCATAATCCAGCGGAATGCTGATTTCGTCATCCGTTTCGGCCAACTGCATGAATATTACATCATCCATAATTTTCCAATCCGGTGCGCCGCTTTTCGGCCAAGAAATCCTTACTGGCGGCGCGCCTTTGCCAGAGCCGATAATATCCATTAATTCTTGCCAAATAAGTGTTTGCAATTCGTTGTAGCTTTGTACCATATTAATCACCTTCGAGCCTTGTGCAAATGCTCCGGTAAAATCCGTAATCAATATCATGCGACACAGTTGAAACTTTATACTGTGCGCCTTGCCAAGTAATAATGTCACCCAAGCCATCATCACGAGTTTGCAAAAGCCGCACATTGGTCAACACCCTTATTGCGCCGGTAATACGGTCGCCTTCGGGTATTTGCTGAAGGTCGCGCGGTTGTGCTATTGTCACAAGTCCATAAATTCCAACAAGTTCTTCAGCAGTATTTTCTACAAACTCGCCGTTTACCCAGCCGCCGCTTCGGCGGGGAACCTTTAAAAGCTGTGCGCCGAGCCTGCGGCTTACGGCAACGCGGCCAACATTAACCATTGCGCACCACGTGCGTTATAGCCTTACGCATTGCACTCGTATCGATAAGCGGTCGGGACGAGCCTTTGCGTGCGATTGTTTTCGGAGTGTTCGGCGCCCATTCGTTACGGGGGTCAGTAAACCAATCGCGGGCAGCATTTTCTCCTGCAAGCCCTGTTCTGGTCAGCGCAGTAACCAATTCGCTGTCGCTGCCTTCGGCAGCTGCGGATACAGCTTTTGAATATTCCGCCATAATTTTTTCTTTATTGGCTTTTAAGGCTGGCTCAATAACTGGCCTTGCAGGAATATTCCGTAACGGCGAGCCGTTGGTATGGATATACAATAATTCGGCATTGTTGATGTCCGCACCAGTGCGGCTTGCCTTTTCAGATGGGATGCCGACCAAAACTGCAACCTTCTTTAAGGTTTGCAGCCGCGCCAACAGCCCCGCAAAGCCGCCACGGTGCGTTTTTTTCTGTACTACCATACATATATGCCCCCCTTGCCGACGAGTTTCGCTATGGTGGCAAACTGCTCGCCAAAAACGGTCAGTTTAAAAGCCGCCCAACCGTTCAAATCCGAGCCAATCTGATTAATGTCCATCGAATAACTCACACCGTCAGCACTTTCCGTTGTTATAACGCCAATTTCCTGCGCTTTGGCCAAAACAGCGTCAGCTGGTGTGCCTATTTCCGCCGCGCTTTGCAAATACAGACTACAAAAGTGTGCTATAAACAGGCCGATTGCCATTTTCCACATCTTGCCATAGCGCTGCGCTGATACGCATGCCTGAGCAAGTTCAACAAAACTTTCAAGCACTACATCCGGCAGCAAACCAGTAAATTGCGGGTAAAAAACCAAAAAATCATCTTTTGTATAAGACGGATTAGGCTGCACTTTTATATTACTCGCCTGCGACACTAAGCCTATCAGCATAGCGGCCACCTCACTCGGTTTTTTCTGCCTCTACTTCAGCCGGCTTTTCTTCCGTGGTTTCTGCTTTGTCCGCAGTTTTTTTAGGTTTCGCCTTGCTTACTGTGCGGCCTTTGGATTTTACTTCCAGCAGGTCACCGTCATTAACAGCCAGCTGGAACAACGGAGTTTCTGCTACCCAGTCAGGTACAGTTTCAACAATACCATTACCTGCAGTCTCAATTTTTTCATTGCCATTACGGAAGCAAAAGCGCTTTTTAGTCAAAATAATCATTACACTGTCACCTCGTTTATAAAAAATGCCGGGAGATTACTCCCGGCTATATTATTAGATGCCGTCATAATAACGAACGGGCTGGTAATACATGAATTTAACCTGGCCAATCTGTGCAGCAAAGAGGGCTAAATAAGCTGCGCGTTCAACGCTCGGCTGGGTCATGGCACGGGTAATGGGCACGGTAATATCAAAGTTTACCATGTCCTCGTCATTTACATAGACCATCATGCGGTCTTTGCTGCCAGCACCAGCGTCGACACACCAGCGGCACGGTTCAATGCAGATTTTTACGCCTTGGTCTTTGCCGATGTTGTTTTCCATCAGGTATTCCATAATGGACACATTACCTGCTTCGGAAACCTTATGCAGGGTAATGTAGGCGTAAGCGGAAGGCGGGATAAGAATATGGTTCGGCATGCCCTTAAGGTCATACTCGGAAGCGGTCCAGCCTTCTACCAGCGCATTATTTACGTCCTGCAAAATTTCGTCCGGGGTCTTTTTGGCCCATTCGGAAGAACCGGCTGCACCATTAGCCACGAGCTCGGAAACTACATTCGGGTTATTCAATAAGCCGGTCATACCGAGGTCGGTAAAGCCGGTGTATACGTTTTCGTCGAGGGTTTTGTTATAGTTCAGGCGGATGCCTTTGTCCAGCAAATCCTCGAGGCTGCGGCCGATTTGTTTAAGTTTCGCCTGGTCAATGAAGGGCACCTGCATTGCATGCATCCAGGTGAATACCTTGAACATGTTTTTGTTGGTGTTAACCTGCATTACAGGTACGGTGGTAGTGCCGCTTGCAACAATGGATTTCTGGTTCGGGCCAGCGGTTCCATAATCCATGTCGAAGGTGCTGGTGTATTCTACCCATCCGCCTCCGGTACGAGCAACAATATCACGCTGCCAAGTAACACTGGTAAGCGGTTCACGCACTTTGGAATCAAGTTTTTCAAGCTCGCCGGTCAGATACGCAAGACCGGAAGCGGTGGCAGAGTCCCATGCGTTCGCACGGAATACCTGTTTGCCGCCCATTTTCATAGCATAAGAGCCAGCGTTATACAAATTTTTATCAACGCCGCCAAAAATTACTCCGTTATTCATACATTTTACCTCCTTACGGGTTTACACGGGTGAGAATGGTTACTTCGGCAATACGGTTTGCGTCCATGTAACCAGTTGTCCAACGCATATTCGGAATTTCAATAGTGTTAGTGCTGTCAGCAACCGCTTCAAAACCGCCAACAACGCCCTCTTCAATTCCCTCATTAGCTGCAACACGGACATATACCTTACCGCCTGCGGTCGGAGCGCCAACATTGCAAACAACGGTTGCTGCGCCACGCTCCAAGACGCTCATCATCTCGCCCGGATTATACTGGCTTACGTTTTGGTTTTCATAGGCAATAGCCTGTTTTACAATACGCAGCGCAATGCCTGCGATTATCGCGTCAGTAGTAGAAGCGTCAACGGGGGAATAAGTATTATCAGTATTAAGTACTACAGGAGCACCAAAAGGTACTGCTGCATCACCTTTAAGTTGACGGCTTGCAACAATATCGTCCGGGGTACGGGCATAATTGCCTGCATAGCCATAGTTCATAGATTTTCCAATTGCTTTACCTGCCATGTTTAATTCCTCCTCTTATTTTCTGTAATGCGGGTTATATTTGTCACGGATTTGACGTCCGTATTCTTTATCATCGAGCGGTTCTCTGTCTTTAGCGACGCTGCGTTTTGCTTTTTGCAGTGCTGCATATCCGCTGTCTTTTGCTACCTGCCCGCGGATAATCATTGCCAAGCTGTCAGCTGCTTTTTTGCGCTGACTCGGCGGCAGAGAAGCTACAACCGGGCGCAGGTTTCGAACGGCCTGCATAGCAGCGTCGCGGCTTGCTGCATTAAGCTGAACCGGTGCGGGGTCAACATCCTCATCATCCGGGTCCTCATCATCAGCCTGCTGATTGATAACGTCCGGATCCTCGACAACATCATCTTCATCATCGGTAGTCTGGCAATCCTGTAATTCGCTTTCAAGCGCATCAAGCGCATCAAGGTCCTCATCGGTTTCTTCCGCAGGCGGCTGCTGTTTTTGAGCAGTAATGCTTGCCAAAGCATCTTCAATACGTTTTAAGCGCGCATCCAAGTCTGCGTCAATTGCCGGTTTCGGCGGCTGGGCAGGCGCAGGTGCAGGCGTAGGTGCCGGAGTAGCAACAGGCGGCGCATCATTAGCTGCGTTTACAGTTTTCGACGCTTCCAAAATGTCCTCCGGGGTTGCAGCTTCATCTTTTGCAAAAGCTGCAAACATGCGTTCCAAGATAGATTTTTTCATGTTTTTACTCCTTTCGGCTGTATCACGAATAGCAATTTTATGGCCAGCACGGCCTCTGTTTACAACGGCGATGTGGTTGCCACGTATTTCGCGCTGTTCAAAAGAACGGTCGCCAGTTTGGCACCACAGGCAATCGTAACCGCAGCTTATTTCGCGTTTGCCATTTTTGATTTTATCAATCAGCTCCCTATCGTATATGATAAGGTCGCCAACTAAACAGTTTTGCAAATCTCCTTCGCCCCGGCGTACTTCACGGCACATGCCTTTCATGTACCGGGAATAATTTTCCGGGGTAACATCCTCGTCCGGGTGTTCATCGACAACCGGCTTGCCTTCAAACGAAGCAATCGCCGCTTTATCGAACACTTCCTGTTCCGGACGGGTTACATCGTATAATCGGTCGGCAACAGGGCCTTTAAATTCAGCCCCCAGATACTCTTGATGTCCAACGCGCGCAATCGGCACATTTTTGCACACCAAATATCCCTCCGGGGTTGTTATCATATTGGCACTAATGCGCGAGCCGAAGTACGCTTTAGCCATTACAAGGCACCTCCGTTAATTCGTTTAAACTCTGCCAGCGTCATGCTGCGCAATCTGCCGCGGTAATATACACGGTGCGGCCAAGATACATCGTTAAAATCAAGCAGCGCCTGCGGATAGCACCGGCAGTTAAATGTTTCGCCTGCGTGATAACGACCATAAGGGCGCTGTTCATGTTTTGGGTCCAGTTCTTCCGGCGACGGCGGCTCATTCCACGGAATAATCACCCCGTTAATGTGCCGGTGCGAAGAACGAACGCGCTCGTCCTCACTGTTTCGCCACACATACCATTGAACACCAGCCAGTTCGCAGCGTTCATGCGTAAGGGCCGTGCTTGCTTTGCTGACTTCCGTCCGGGCAATTAGCTTTGCGCGGCTGCGGGATAGCGACGGCCATTCAGATATAACCTCTTTTAATAGGTCATTCGGCCTACGCCCAGCTTGGTAACCTTTAGATATTTTATCTGTCAGTCTTTCGGCAATATCGTCCGGCACGCTGCTAATGTACTGTGCGTTATTTTGTATAATAGTGTGATAAATTTTCGAATTGGACATTTCCTTTTGTAGCGCGTTATATATTGCACGCCCTTTGCTTCCTTTGGCCGCTGCTTGCCGCCACGTGCGCTGATTAGCCACAGCGAGCTGTGTAACCATACTCCGCGCCACAGCATAACAAGCTGACTGGAAGGTGGGCGCCCTCGCGAAATGACGGATAATATCCGCAACTTCCTCCGGCGTTTTGGCTTGCAAGATATACTTCCGAGCCGCAAATAACAAACGGTCAATGGTGCGCCGGTATTTGCGCTCTATTGACCGTGGTGGTTGATATATTTTTTTATTCATAGTTCCCTCTGGCCATTAATTTTAACCAATACCAGCGGCCGCCATATTTGGCTTCTGTGCGTTTTTATCTTCCCGCACGGGCGTTTTCTCCTGCGGCGGATTATCTCCGCCCTGCGGTAAAGGCTGTGGCTCGTCTGGGGCTTCTCCGCCCATATCGAAACCTTCCATGCCGCCCATTTCGCCGCTGTCGATTTCGTCGGAAGCTTTTTCGATATCCTCGTCGGTAATATTTGTCCATACGTTGGTGCGTTCAGACTGCTGTTTCAATTCTTTAAGGCCAGTGCGCGGCGATACCAGCCCGGCGTTAACGGCAGACACAACAATATCCGTGCCTGTTTTGGCAAGCTCTGTCCGCTGCTCATCGCTGGGTTCGGCTACTGGGTCAAAGTCAAAATCGAGGTCATCCGGTATTGCGCCGAATACCGACAAGCACAGCGGCGGCAGCAATTTGTTGAGCACCGGCCGCAGCAGCGTTTCCTGTTTTTCGCCTATCATGTCATAATAGTTTTGCAGGTCGCTTTCGCCGGTGGCGTCCATACCACTGGGCGAGCGGCCAAACAGTTTAGTAACCGGAATTTCGGCTGCGCCTGCGATGTCCATAATAAACTGCTCATAACATTGAGCCAGCCCGCCGAAGGTGTACTGATGAGTTTCCATACCGTCGGCCGCGTCCATTATAAGCATGCCCATATTGTTCATAATATGGTTTTGCGCCATTAGCGTACGGTAAAGTTCCTGCTGCGAAGCCGTGTCCGTGCTTGCCAAAAGCTGGCCCAGGTCAGACATTTTCAGCACGCGCAGGTTCGCCATAAACGTAAGCTGCGCAATGTTCCAGCTTACATTATCGCGTTTTTTCAATTCATCAAACACGCTTTCGAGTATACTTGCGCCCCAGTATATTTCCGACATTTCTTCCCAGTACGGAAGGTCATTACCAATAAACCTTACACAGCGGCTGTGATGTACGCGCGTCATTAAGCCGCTCGCAGTATCGGTCACCACATAATAATCCGGTAAACCGTATTCCGGGTCATCAATATCATCCACGAGTTCTGAACTTGGGCTTACCCCGTTCCAACGGTCAAATACCATAAGCCCGGCAAAGTCGCCCGGTAAAATCAAATCATAGTTCAGCGGTTCTTCGAGGTTATCGCCTTGTCCTTTTATGAGCATTACTCCAAGCGCGCCGCCATACAAACGGCCCCATTTTAAACCTTTGCGTATTTTATCAATAAGTTGTGTGTTGCGCAGCTCTCGTTCAAATTGCTGCAGCAAATCCGGGCTGAGTTCGGTGTTCAAATGGAAACCGTTTTTTAACATGTCGCCCGGTATAATATCAATTATGCGCCGAACAATCCAGCTTTCGCGGTACAGCGCGTTCAGCGTAGCGTAATCGCGCGTCAGGCACTGCTTTATATACTGCGTACCTTCGAGCAGGTTCGGTGTTCCAAATCCCAACCGGGCCAGCGCATTGCTGAATGCGTCTTGCGCTTTGGCTCTTTGGGCTGTGGCCTTTTGCGCGTTCCTGCTCCTTTTCTTTTTATTCAGCATTTGCAATCCTCCTCGGCCTTATTACGGTAGATACAAAATAGCGAAAAGCGTCAGGCGCATGGTCTGCTACCTTTACCGGGCGCTCTTTTCCACTCTGTTGCAGGGCTTTATCGTCCCATACATACGATTGGTGTTCTTTTATGCAGTTTGGGCAGCGCGTACGGTGGAAATGTACCCTGCGCCGCGTCATCAATGTGTTTACTGCCCTTATGCCTTCCAACACATCGTTGGCTGCGTTTATAGTTTCCACTGTTTCCTTTGCGCGCAGCCCGCGATTGCGAAGTTCTATTTTAAAGCTGGCTGCCGACGGGTCGATAATTACTGCAGTCGGATGCAGGTTTCCTTCACCAATAAAGGCCATCAGGTCATCTGCATACTGGCTGTTGTCCTTTTCGCGTTCTTCCTTGCGGCTATCCCAGTAATATTCATTTACTACCCAGATGTCACGCCCGTCATCATAAATATCAAGGTATACCATCGGGTTAACTGTGCCGTAATCTATGGCGATATAACGCCGCATAATGTGTTCGTTACGGTAAATCCACGATAACTTGTCATCATCAAACAACATTTCTTCGCTCCACGCGTCCCTGTAAATAGCGCCTTGCGCCATTACCCATAAACCAAGAATGAAGCGCTGATAAAACACGCCGCTGTACATAGTGCGGTAACGTTCGCGTACCGCTTCCGACAGCGACGGGTTATCGTCCATTAAAAAGTGTATATGAAACAGGCGTTTGCGCTCTTTATCTTCAATCCATTTAGTCAAAAACCAATGCCGCGGGCTATCCGGGTTGCAATTAAACCACATCTTCGCGCCTGTAACGGAGCAACGGCCCGTCGCTTGGTTTACAAACGATTCAGGCATAAGCGCGACCTCGTCGCAAAACAGCCCGGCCAGCGTAATGCCTTGGATTAAGTCCTGGCTGGATTCATCACGGCCGCCAAAAATATAGAAGTTGTTAACATGTCCGCCGCGCGACAATACCACAAGGTTTTCTGTCCGGCTCTCCTCCATTTTGTAACCATGGATACGCAGCACCGGCTTAAGCCATGTCCATACGTTACGCCGGAACGAACCAACGGTTTTGCCACACATTGCAAAATTCTGTGCGTCGAAAGTGTCCATGGCCCACACGATAAAAGATATCGCCATAGCCACTGTCTTGCCTGCACGTATGGAGCCGTCAGCAATAATGCCGCTGTAATCTTTGTGCGGCGAAGCGTCCGTCCACCAAGTTAATATCTGCATCTGCTTTTTGGAGAAACGCTCGAAGCGTATTACAGGCTTTATTACTGACCGTAAGTTCTGCGGCATTACTCCCACACTCCTTTGGCCGACTTTTTAATGGCTTCGGTAAATCCGTCATCCTCGTATTCCGTATTGTTATCCGCAGCGTCGCGCAGTATTTTCTGCCCGGCTGTATCGCGTATAAAAGCGGCAGCCTTGGTATCGCCTTTAGTAATTGCCTTTACTATCTGTGCCATTAGCACGGCCTGCTCGATTGTAACGTTTTTGTTTTTGCCAAAATCCAAAAAACTCTTAACCTTTTCCGGTGCGTCAAGGTCATTTAGCGGCAGTGCCAATAATTCTTCCAGCACCTCGCGCATGGCTTTTTTCTTTCGTTTGGCCACACCGCTCGCTATTCCACCCTTACGGCCGTTCTCGGCGGCCTTTTCCCGGCTTTGGTCGCTGGTAAACTCGTAAGGCTTAAGGTTCGCTTCGTTCGCCATTTATTTCACCGTATTGGTAAGTCAGGCCGTCACGGATAACACTTACGCCGTCGCTGCTTCCGACTTGCTCAATATACCGGTTCACAATAACGTCACAATACTTAAGGTCAAGCTCTATCGTATAGCAGATACGCTCTACCTGCTCACAAGCTATGAGCGTGCTGCCGCTGCCACCAAACGGGTCCAGCACAATACAGTTGGTCATGCTGGAGTTCTGTATTGGGTAAGCCAACAGCGGAATTGGTTTCATGGTAGGGTGTTCCTTACTGCGGCTTGGCCTGTCAAACTCCCAAATAGTAGTCTGCTTTCTGTCCGCATACCATTGGTGCTTGCCCTTCTTCTTCCAACCGAACAAGCAGGGTTCATGCTGCCATTGGTATGGGCTGTGGCCTAATACCATGCTGGGCTTCTTCCAAATACAACAGCCGGATAAATAAAAACCGGCATCCGAAAAGGCTTTGCGGAAATTAAGCCCCTCGGCGTCGGCATGAAATACATATATACTACCGTCAACAGCCAGCGCAGCTTCCATACGCTGGAATGCAACCAACAGGAATTGATAAAACTTGTTATCTTCCATGCGGTCATTTTGTATGGTCAGTTTGTCTTTAGTTTTGCCTACATACTCAACGTTATATGGCGGGTCAGTAACGATAAGGTTAGCCTTCTTCCCTGCCATAAGTGTGTTTATTGTTTCCTCCTTGGTGCTATCACCACAAATAAGCCGGTGCCGTCCCAGCAACCATAAGTCACCTGGCTTGCTAAAAGCCGGCTTTTGCAGTTCAGCGTCAACATCAAAATCGTCCTCTTTTACTTTGGACGCCAGCACATCTTTAAATAAATTATCAATTTCTATGCCGTCAAAACCGGTCAGCGATACATCATAGTTGCTCATTTGCAGGTCGGTAAACAGCGTGCGCAGCTTTTCCATGTCCCATGCGCCGCTGATTTTATTAAGCGCTACATTCAGCGCCTTTTCATGCGTCGGGTCAAGGTCTACAACCACACATTCTATTTCGGTATAGCCCAGGTCTTTTAATACCGTAAGGCGTTGGTGCCCGCCTACTACACGCCCGGTTTGTTTATTCCATATAACTGGTTCAGCATATCCAAACTGCTGAATACTTCGCTTTAACTTTTCATATTCAGGGTCGCCCGGCTTTAATGCCTTACGGGGGTTATACTCCGCAGGCAGAAGGTCAGCGACGTTCTTTTTTTCTATCAGCATATTTCCCTCCTGCATAACAAAAGCCCGCCGGGTATTCCCAGTGGGCTTTAAGGTTTAATCTTCAAAATTAAGTTTTTTCCTTAATTCGGCGGCTTCCTTCGATACATCTACCAAAGGCTGACCGCGGTCAGGCTTATCCGTGTAGTCACCTACAACACGTCCAAATTCTCGCTTAAGTTCGGCTCCTACTTCTCTATCTAACTTGCTTGATTTCTCGTCATCCTTTTTATACTTTTCAAGGTTCATATAATCTTGATAATCAGGATACAGTTGCCGGTGTAACTCACTCAGTTTTCTTTCGGCCGCCATGTGTTCAGACTGAGTTTTATGCCTTTGATTGTATAAATCGTCAGTTAATAAAATATATGTACGCATTAAATCTTTTGCGTTTTCTGGCAATTTCATCAAGCATCCTCCTTTTGCATTATCAGTATGGAACGGTCAAGCACTACAAGGTAATCAGTACTTCCACCGCCACCACCTTTTTGTACTATCAAATTATACCCATCTTTTATAGCCAAAGCAGTAAAAGCATCTCTTCTTTGTTTCTGTCTTTGCGTCGAACCGTCTGCTGGTAAATATTGGTTGACCGTAACATTATATTTTCTTTGCACATCATCCCATTTGATTGTTTTTGCCTTTGTCATATCAATGCAGCCGCGGCTTATACGCCCACCGTAACCATTAGCTTCTTGCCGGGCACGTGCTTCGCTTGTTTTGTTGCTTGCAAAATACAACCCCACGCCGTACAGGCAGGCACTTCCGCCCAGCCATGTTGCGTCGCCATATTTTAAATCATCAGAGAAGTCTTTGGAACTAAAGCGGCGGTCATTGCGAACCCCCCTGTATAAAACCGGTGCATTCGGGTGTTTTTTGATGTAATCATCAAATTCTTTTTTGCTTACTACTTTCGGCGGATTATTTAATCCTAATTTCATTGACGCTATCTGCGTAAATTTATCATTACTAAGCGTGTTATTCAGCTTTTTATCTCCAAGTTGCTGTGTTTTTTTCAGTTCATTCAAAAAGGCACTATTAGTCATCTTTTTAGCCTGCGCAGCCGTCATAGAACCATAATTTTTATTGCGTTCATTCAGCTCGTTGGCTACCCATTTACCTATTGCATTCGCGTCATTAGTTCTGCGAACTGCCGCAGGTACATTCAAACCTATGCTACGTGCATAACTAATAAGACTTGCTGGTCCTTTTTTGCTGAGGTTATAGATTTTAACATTGCGGCCTTTCGGCGCCGCCGTTGCACTCGCCAGTGTTTGAAGTGGGTTTTGCTGCGCATTTACTTGCGGTTGCTGCGTTTTTGGTTGCGATTGGGGTTGCGATTGCTGCCCAAACTGCGCGCTGGCGTTTTTCTGTGCCAATGCCACATTGGGTTTAAACTGTGCTGCAACCTTCGGATCAGCCTGCTTTGCAAGGTTCTGATAATCCGATATAGCTTTCAGCATATTTTGCTGCTGCTTTTGGTGGGTTGCCTGAGTTTTGGCCCTTTTCATTGCAACGTGATATTTGGCTACTTTAGCCCACGCAGTTTTTAAATCGTTTAATGTGGTTTTAGGTTTTGGATAACTCGCCGGTATATGTGGATGTTTTGTACTTTTCCACGCCTTTCCGCCGAATTTACCTCCTGCGCCACCATCAATATTGCCATTAGCGTCGAGATGTACCGGCGAACCGTTAATCTTACGCCAATGTGCAGGATTTTTATCGTCCGGATACCCTTTGGTGTCCGTTGCCCTTGCGAGTTTTTCTAACAGAGTTACCATTGCCATTATCCTCCGCTTCGTAATAAGGGCATTTTACGGAGCCGTCGGATAATCCGCCCGGTTTGCAGTAAGGCAGGCCATACATTATGCAAGTCGCCTTGCGGTGCGCCGTGCCGGTGCCGTCATCTTCGACAAAGATGCAGCCTTTGCAGCCGGGATACCAATCGATTTGACTGTTATCGGTTGGCAGGTCATTCATTAAATCTTCCCAGCGTCCCATGGCATTTTCCTCCTTTTATGCCCATTATATAACACATGTTTTATAAGTCAAGTTATGGAATCGGGAACGGGTCTTGGCTTACTACCTGCACATAAACGTGCAGTTGCCCGTTCTTTCTTTCGACCTTGGTACATTGAAACGATGTACCACGCTGCAGCAGCGTTTCATCTTGGTCACCAAATTTGCCTTGTTTTGATTTACCGTCCCAATACTGGTGCGGTGTGCGTCCGCTTCCATACATGCTGGCCGCATTATACGGTGCGTCACCACCATATGCAGCAAACGGTTCAATATATAACATTTTAGTTCCGGGCGGGCAGTCAATGTGCATAACAGCCGCGCTGTTCGAAAAGCCTTTGCCGGCCGACGAACCGCAGCTTGTAAAGCCTTCGTCTTTGCCTACCCTTTGGCTTAACTTTGCATTCAACGATGTAACGGAACCGCTTTGTAGTTCCCTTATGCTTACGCCAAACATTACAGCCAAGCCGTCAAGGCCTGTGCCGCGTTCTAATTGTACGCGCTGGCTGTAAGAGCTTTTATCAATAATAGAAGTAAGGTTTTTAATTAAATTCTTTACCTCGCCGCGTTTTTTGCCCATTGTGCCGACGCCAATTCTATCCCAGTTCATTCTGGTCAGCGGTATATTAGAACCGCCGCCATACGCCCAGGTGCCGCCGCGCAATGGTTCTTGGAATTGTTTGTAAGAGTACGAATAGGTAAACGCCGCGTTCTTTTCGGCCGCGCTTGCCTTTTGCCATACGTTTTGCAGAACCGGACGCAGCGTATTGTCTGCTTCGTGCGGCGTCGAGAGAATTTGGTTCTGCGTTTGGTGTACAGGGTACGGATTCCGCGCTGTTCCTTGCCCTATACTTGCAAGGCTTTGCAGTGCGCCATTCGCAGCTTGGCCAACAGCGGTATTTGCCGCCTGTACTGTATTAAGATAATTAGCTTTACTGCCCGCCGCTTTCCAGATTTGCTTTTTCTCCGGCAGGGTAAAGTTATCGTAATTGTCCGAAGAAACATCTTTCAACAAGTGTTGAATTTTACGTTTATCACCATTCTGTACTGCTTGCTGCAGCTTTTTATACTGGGATATAAATTGCTGCGCAGTAACACCCTTGTTGGTCTGCGTCGGCGCATTTAACATATTTTGAGCATGTTGCTGTGCCTTTTTAATATCCGGTTTATGTGTGCCTTGTACAGCAGGGTCAGCCTGTTTTTTTAAGGCTTCATAATCGGAAATAGCGTCCAACATATTCTGCGCGTGGGTTAATTTAAGCTGCGTACTTTTTGCACGCTGCATTGCCACATGGTATTTTGCTACCCTGCTCCACGCTTTTTTAAGGTCTGCCGTAGTAATACTCGGCGCTGGTTTCGGATAGCTGGCAGCATTATGTGGATGTTTAGAACTTGTCCACGCTTTACCGCCAAACTTACCACCTGCACCACCATCAATGTTGCCGTTTGCATCTAAATGCACAGGCGAACCATTGATTTTACGCCAATGGGCAGGGTTCTTGTCATCTGGATATCCTTTTGTATCGGTGGCCTTTGCGAGTAATTCCAATAGGTTACTCATGGTGTGTCACCTCTTTCAGGTATATAAAAAGCGCCTAAAAATAGACGCTGTTATTTTCTCCCCCGGCAAGGTGATGGCGGGAAAGGTGGCCGGGGAAGTTCTCAGGAGGAAATAGAAAAAGCACCTGCAAAAAGCCGGTGCTTTATACGCTAAATATTTCGTTTTTAGCGGAATTTATAAAATTCCTATTATGTATTATAGCACGTATAAAAACGGGTGTAAAGTCCGGACTTTTAAAAAAATATTTTTTATCGACGCGGAACAACAAGGCCAAGACCAGCCGCGGCGCCTGTAGCAAAGCAAAATATATCATTTTGCATTACATGATACAGGCTCTTGCCTATACAAAGTTCTGCACATACTTCCTCACGGCTTTTGCATTGCACATATTTGGCAGTTATTAAATTAGCTTCAAGTTTGCCACGGTAATGTTCAAATGTTAAATCAACAACGCGCAGCCACCGTTCCGGGCGGCGTAAAGTAAATACATCCTGTCTGCCATTTACCGAGGCACCATACGGTATCTCAACGCAACTTATCTCAGCAATATTACGCAGCGCTTTTTGGCAAGTCGGGTCGCTGCGTTGTGCATTACCGGCAGCACCACCTGTTTTTGGCACTGCCGGGTCCATCCGTTTTTCTCTTATAGCTTTTTCAATCGCTGCGCGATGCGCAAAACAAAACTCTATAATCTTGGCCACCTGCATTATGCCGCCCCCTTACCTTGGTTCCTTTTGGCTTCCTCGCGCAGGTACAGCATAATCATTGCGTAGTTGGCAATATCAAGAAGGCTCTCATCAACCTTATCGCCGAGCGCATCGTTATTGTATACCTGGGCCACATGTTTTGCCATGTAATCTTTGGCTGCTTCGTACATAAACTCCGGCTCGTCGCTGTGGTAACGTAACAGCGCACCGGTGCGAAAATTGGCCATTGGGTCGGTAGCGGTAGAATACTGCCGGTTCTTTTGTAAAAACAGCCCCTTTGCCTCATCAAATTTTTTGCAAACAAAGTCTACAAAATCACATCCGCTAAATGAAAATACCTGTTTAGGCATATTCAGCCCTCCTTTTTTGAGTATTAATCTTTTGCTGATTCTAATATGTGGCGCACCAACATGTTGGCCGCATATATTTTGTCTTCCGGCGTATCCATTTCATCCAGCAATCCTTTTGCAAGCGCTGTTGCCGCATTAGCTATATCGCTCGGCTTACGTGTTAAATATAAAGTGTGTGTATCATTCTCTCTTATTGCAACAATAATGACTGCTTGAGCTTCTTCTGTTTTAAATGGAGTTGATACATATCGCTAAAAATCTGTTCATCGAAAGAATGAAATCTGAAAGTGTTTTTCCCGGCATATTCAGCCCTCCTTTTTAAAACTTAATTCAATATCCAGCGCATCGCATATTTTAACCAAGGTGTTTATATGGCAGTTTTGCCCTTCTAACATCCTTCTTAACGTATTTACGTGAATACCAGCAGAATCTGCAAATGCTTCATCACTCATATGCGTGCTCCCCAATTTCCGCATTATTTCGCGGCGCAAAGCGATAATATTTTTGGCGTTATTCATTCCTTACCACCTCAATTTCTGCCCACAACAAGCACAGCGTGGGAAATATTTTATCAATCTTACGGAGCAACACGGGCATTTATCAAAATTTCCTATCGTTGTTTTTAATACATATGGTCGCATTGCAATCTGCTTGCGCAGGGCTTTGATAACGCGTTTGTTATGGTTGATAATCATTTTGCATTCATCGCCGGTCAGCACAACCCACCGCAAATTTCGCTTCTGCCATTTAATCTGCTTTTTGCAAAGTTCAATATCCATCCTTACCCGCTTTTCTTCCGCAGGCAGGCTATCCCACCATTTTTGCCTTTCAGGTGTCATTTATTTCCACCAGCCCTTCTATACCCTTATTACCCATTTTTTATGTTTTGCTTTTTCAGCCTTTTTTACGGCTTTAATGATTTTCTTAACTTTCCAATTGCCGGGAGACTCTTCCGCCGCGAGCATCAGGCAAGTTGAATAATTTTTCTTTTTAACCACCATAGGGCAATTGCCGGACTCACAATTTTCGTCACAGCAAAGACGCTTTACAATTTTTAAAAACTTTTTAGCTTTCATATCTTCTACCAGCCATACTAAACGTTTTATATCATCAAAGCCACTGTTACTTTCGGTGTTACGTTACCCATTCCATCAATGTTACGCAAAACAATAACCTGTTTTATATCACTGCTTTTACCGTTTAAAACTTCGTTAGTTTCGACGGCAATAGTAATTTTAGTGTCCGCAGGTAACTCCTGTAATATTTGTATTAAATCATTCGCTCTCATAGTTTCTCCTCCTAAACTAAACTTCCCGGAAATCAATACCCGGATACTGATACAAAAGCAAACGCTTTTTGATTTTATAAGCCTCAGTGCGCACGCCCTTGGTATCTATTACCTCAATATGCCCATCGGCGTAAGTTACCCTAAAATCCGCCACATACTTTATTGCACGAATTGCTTTTCCCTTATACCAGTATTTTGGCTGCAATTCATACGGCACCTGAAGTTCTATTTCCAATACTTCTCCGGCCTGTTTTAACATTTTCAGTTCGCAGTAGTAATTCGCTTCCTTGCGGCTGTCAAAGGTGATGCCGTCAACCGTAGTTTTTATGGCGTGATATTTGTTATTTGTAACCGGCCAGTATTTAACGTAACTCATCTTTTGCCTCCTTCTGCTTAATAGCTTCGCGCGCCATAACACAGCGGCCATTATGTATGCACATTCCATAGCAAACTCCGAGTGTTGTTAAATGCCCATATTGGCATGTAAACACAACATCACGCTTGCCGCGCTGGTCTTTTAAAACATAATATTTAGCTTTATCTTTTACTCGCCAGCACTCTTTCATAATTCTGTTCCTTTTGCAATTTGGCGGTATTTCAAGTTTAACTGGGGTAATTTCCAACGTGCCTGGTTCAATTTTAGGTTTCCCAATATTCGTTGGAACCTTTATTGCGATAATGTCACGCAGTATCATTGCGCGAAGATTTTTGCTAATCACATCTGCACCTCCTAAAACGGTATTTCCTCGTCAAACTTAAATCCGTCTTGCTGTCCTTCACCAAAACTTTCAAAACCTGCAGCTGATGTACTACCGGGGTTTGTAGTTCCGGGCTGCCCCGGCTGGCTAAATCCCGCCGCGTCGCCGATTGGTTCCTGCTCTTTGCGTTCCACAAACTCCATGCTGCCAACAACAACCTCGGTAGCGTATCGCTTGCTATTATCCTTGGCAGTGTAACTGCGAAGCTGCAAGCGCCCTTCTATCAGTAGCCTGTGCCCTTTACCGACGTGGTTCCCGATTATTTCGGCAGTTTTACCCCATGCCTGACAGTTGATAAAATCGGCTTCTCTCTGCCCGCCTTGGCTTACATACGGCCTGTCAACCGCAAGCGTAAACTGGCATACTACCTTGCCGGTAGTTGTGTAACGTACTTCCGGTTCACGCGTTAAGCGGCCCATTAAAATAATCTTGTTCATACTCAAAGCCTCCCACAGTGTTGATATACTAAAGCGCCGTCCATAATTGCCGGCCGTCTATGGTCAAAAGGGCAATTCCCTTGGCAGGTTGCGCATACTCTTTGCGTGGCCAATACCATGCGAATTACTGTGCGCACCTCCTGTTCCTTTTCGCTGCCCATGTTGTGCTCGCGTGCAAATTTCAGCACCGGCGCCAAATCCGTCGGGAAAAAATCCGTGCATTTTAATTTTGCTCCCATCATCTGGCAAATCCACCTGTATATTGCTTTTGTGTACTGCTGCGCAGAAGCCGCAATCGGCGCTTGCCTTTTGACTTCTTCGGACTGCGTACGCTGCGTTTCAAGGTACTGGCTTTCTGCCCTCCGCAGCGCTTCGCCCATCAGGTTCGTGCTAATGACGCGCGTTAAAACACCCGGAGTATCCGGCATGGTAAGAGCAATTTTTTCCGCTTCTTTCCACCGTTCAATGCCTATGCTCTGGCTGCCAAAACAATCCCACCATAAATCGACCGTTTCCTGAAATATCGCCAAAGCTTCACGCGCTACATCCTGCGCGGCCCTTAATCTATCCATCTGCGGCATACTCCTGCCGCTCTGGCGCAATCTGTTTATCGTGGCTGCAATATCAGCCTTGGTTATCGTTGCCATTTCTACCTCCTGTGAACGCACTGAATGCGTTACCCCAAATGTCGCCGCCACCTGTTGATTTGCGCTGCTGATAATCTACTCCGGCAGCTAAACCTCGCGCCACCGTTTCGATGTACCGGTAACGGCGTGCACCGTTGTTAACGGCTCGTATTACTGCCCTTTCATAGCAGCTGAACCCTACTTCGCGCAAAAGCTCACGCAGCTGCTCGGCTATTATCGGCGTTATTACCCCGATGTTCCGGTTATACAGCTCCACCGCCTTCGGCCACCATTCTCCTTCTCCGCCTGGAATCGGCATCTCCTGCGGTAAGGTATCTTGGTTAACCTCGTTGGGTGAATTGGTTTGCTTCGCGCGCGCGCGGCTGCTTATTATATATTCTTTATCTTCTTTATCTTCTTGTTTGTGGTCGTTTTGCTGGTCACTTACTTGGTCACTTTGCTGGTCACTGACCCCTGCTCCGCCCGCTCTGCAAGCGGGTTTTACTTGGACCGTTTGCTGGTCACTTACTTGGTCATTTTGCTGGCCGCTCATATGTTCTGCTTCTTTTTTATCTTGATAAGCACCATAGTTCAGCACGGTGATGATACTAAATTTATTACCTGCTTGGCAGGCTATCTGCTGCTCGCGTTCCAACCCGGAAAGAAATGTTCGCACTTTACGTTCACTCCAGTTCCACCTTTCAGCCAGTTTTTTACGGCTTGTAATTAAGCTGCCGCGGTTTAGTATTACTGCCTTTCCGCCCAACATAACAGTTTTATTTTCCCGGCAGGCAGTAAGCAAAAGGTCAATCCATGCAGAGCGTCCATCGAATGGCTCATTACTTTGCCACGCATCCGATTCAAGTATGCGCCGGTGCAGTTTTATCCATCCGTTTTGCATGACTGCACCTCCTTACCTGCGGGCTTTCCAATCATCTAAAAGCAGCGCTTTGTCAGCCTCGCTGATAAAATCAACGCCCTGTGTTTTTGCTTCGGCTATTACCATATCCAGCAAATGGCCGAACTCCTTGCTATCATACTGACTACTGCCGCGCCAGCACCTATATACATCCATGCGGCCGCGGTTACCATATACAACCTCGCCTGTCGGCTCTACTATCCGATAAAGCGCCTGCAATCTGTACCCGGCTTCCGGTATTATGGCAATGTCCTCATAAAAGCCATATTTGCGCAGCGCGTCGATATACAGTTCTTCGGCGGTAGTTTTTAAAACCACCGCCAAATCCTGAAGCATAGCCCACAGCGCCGCATTTGCCGTCACAGACCTTTTTTTGCGCTTCGCGGTAATTTCCACCTGTAAAGGGTTTCCTTTCGTCAGTGCCGCAACCAGGCGCTCACAGGCGGGTAATAAATCCTTTGGCAAAGGTATTTGCACAAGGTCGCCGAATACGTTTATCTGTTTTGTTTCAAACTTCATTACTCATCCACTCCAAATAGCGGCGGCATTTGTCGGCAATTTCTCTGCCTTCCGCCGTATTATGCCTTTTGTAATGGCAATCGTCGCATAGCAACACGGCGTTTTCGATAATATCCTGCCCGCCCTGCGACCGTGGCGGTTCGTGATGGAACATTCGACCACCCGGAACCCAGCGCCCACAGTTTACGCACTTGTGCTGGTCGCGTTCGTATACGGCGAGGGCCAGCTTTTCGCGTTCTGCCTTACTTTTCAGTCTTAACTTCTTCTGCTTCGGAAACATTATCATCATCAAACAACCCCGGTGCTTCGTCTTGTATTTTTCGCCAACATTCCCAGCCGTAGCCTCGCATTTTGCTGGATAGTGATGTTAATTGGCGGCCGCACTTTTGGCAGTGCGTATACAGCGTCATTTCCTGCTTTCAGCCAAGGCCAGTACATTACGCTGTGCCTTAACTGCCTCATACGCCAACGCGTAGTTCATATCAGCCAATATGGCGTTACATTGCTGTACGCTTTTGAGGTTTTCAACCTGTATATACTTGCCGCTGTTGGCCAGTACATAGTAATTCGTTCCCTCGATTTTAACCCATGGTTTATTTTGGCCACCGGCAGGAACTGCAGCATTCTGTTTAGGCGCTGCCTGTTGTTTTTTTGCCTGATAGTATTCACTGCTATTACTCTCGCGGCTATATTTGCTGTCATACATACCGCGGTAAATATCTGCCGCCACGCCGATGCATTTTGCGGCATTGCCAAGTGCATCTGTTAAGCACATTTTGTAGGCTTCGTCATTTGGCACCAGCCCGTTTTTATTTTTTTCACGAATCATCTCGCCACCAAATCCGGGTATCGGTGCGCTCCATGCGTCGCCATCCTTTACATACAGGTTTATCTGCATGAATAATATAATCTGCCCATCATCCAACGGTTGAACTGTTTTTTCTACTACCTCAAAACGCCAGCCGTAACCGCAAAGCCCAAACATCTCGGTCAAGGCTTCTATGCGCCATTGCGGATTTATATCACTTTTACCTTTAAGATTGCCCGCCTGTATGGTTTTTAAGGCATTTCCCGGCGGCATACTTAATGCTTTATATTTTTCATTCAACATTTCGACCACCTGATTCTGTTTAATATATTTCTTTCGCGGCTCTTGAAGTTATTGCAGCCAAACGCTATCGTTTGGTTCTTTTCGTACGCTTGCTGCGGGCACCTATGGCTATGCCAGGTGTAGTACATACATTCAAGGCAATTATCCTGCCGCTGCACTCTGCGCACCTGTTTTATCGGCAATTCAAACTCCGGTTCATATCCCTGCTTTATGCGCCGCAATACGCTTGCAGCTTTTTTTTCGTCTGGGACGGTGCGTTCTATCACCAACTCGCCGTCCGCCGTTTTCAGCCCGATTAAACTTGCCTCAAACCAAAACGCATACTGTTCATCGCTAATGTCAAGCTCGCGGTATTCTTTCGTGCGTTTTAAAATCGCTGCATATTTGCTGATTATACCTACAGGCACGCCGCAGATTTCAGATATTTCCATCCGCGTTTTGCCGGCTTTAATTTCTTTAAGCATCTTATCGGCCCAACTCATACCAACACCGCTTTCTCAAGGTCGGTTTTGTAATGCTCGATAGTGGAGCGAATGGCGTTTGCCGTCTTACCGAAGCGCATTCCTATTTGCTTATACGTTAAACCTTCATGCCACAGCTTCATGTAAGCCTTTGCAGCAATCGCCCTTTGCTGACGGCAGCGGGCAATATATTCCGGGCTTCTGCCCTTGCGCGGCGCTTGATTAAGTTCCGGATGCAGCGCCCGGTATTTTTTTAAGCAACTCTCCCGGTCAAAATACAGCGTCGGTTTCCCCGGTCTGCGAATTTTCAAAAGATATTCATCCGGGTCATAAATTTGCCTTTCGCGTCCGCAAACCGGGCACTTTTTAAAAATCAGGTCAAAAGAAATGACTGTTCTGCTATTAACATCTCTGAACTTCAAAAATTCATCTTTAAAAGCAATCATTGATAATACCCCCTATTTTTTGATATAATAGAGGCGGAGTTAAGTTGGGTTTATACCTCCGCCCCTGCCGTTGATGTGCGCCAACACATCAGCGGCTTTTTCATTTGCAGAACATTACTGCAATAATAGCCAGCGTTACAAGCTGCGCTGCAAGCACTCCGGCAAATATAACCGCTGCGCATTTCACAAACTCCCAAAACATCAACATCCTCCTTTCCAACTTGTTCCAAAAAGGAACAGGTTACCATGCGATTTGAATAATTCGAAGCAGCAGCGCGCCGCTGGCCATCAGCAGCACAACCGGGTGCGTTAAAATCTCAAATACACTTTTAGCTAAACAAAAAGCGCTGCCGTAGGTTACTGCCCATAAGTTTTTCATATGCTCAACACCTCCTTTTTAAGCTCTGCAAGCCGTTCAAGGTAATTGCTACTGTTACCCTTTGCGGCGCATTTAACAATCGTCCTGCGCTGTTCTCTGCGCTGTTCCCGGCGTTCTCGCTCGGCTTTTTTATCAAGCCATTGCTGCCGGAAATATGCGTCCGCTTCCTCCTCGAAGATACGATAGCTATTGCCAATCTTTACGCTCGGCAGCACTGCATTTGCGCGCATCTGACGGATGGTGCTTACTGCTACACCAAGTTTCTCGGCGTACTGTTTCACTGTTACCATAACTTTCACCCCCTTGCCTCCGGTTTTATTGTTACTGTAACAATCTGATAATCATCATGGCGGTAAACTTCGAAAAAGCTGTGCCTTGCTGCAGCTTCATTCTCAGCTGTAAATACATCAAAGCCTAATGTGTTGTTAGATTTTCTTAAAAACAGTACAACATAATTTTTCATACAATTACCCCCCGAAACTATCCTGCGGGCGTACCTTTGTACACCTTGACGCTAATTCTTTCACGTAGTACGGTGCATCTATTTTTTCAAAATATAACTTCTTCATTTCTTGCGTCCTTTTATACCCCAAGCAGTTCGTCAATAGTGCAACCGTATAATTTGGCGATGTCTTTTAATTTATCAACTCTCGGCATTGCTCCACCAGTTTCCCATTTTGCAACAGTAGAACGGTCAACGCCAAGTTTATTTGCAACATCCTGCTGAAGAAGATTAGCTTGCAGCCGCAATTCTTTAAATTTCATGTTTACACCCCCTCTGCGAAGTTTCTTCGCCATTCGTTTATATTATACGTTCTTTTTCTTCACGTGTCAAGATATTTTGTAAAATAACTTCACACTTTAAGTGTGATAATTTTTCGCATATAATATAGTTGAGGGATAAATATGAACACGGCGGAATTATTAAAGCAGCTCAGAGAAAGCCACGGATATTCTCAGCAATATGTAGCAGATAAACTAAAAATTAATAGAACCACTTATGTTAAATATGAAACTGGAGTAAGTAGCCCAATAAGAAAAATATCTGAACTTGCTTCTTTATACGGCGTTACTATCGATTACCTCTTGGGCCGTGATATTGATATAACCAAACTACCCGGCTACCTTGGACCGGTTACTGAAAATAAAAAAGTGCCAATCATTGGCAGCGTAAATGTGGCCCCAATGGATTGGCATTTGAATACTTGGAAGGTTATGTACTTGTTGATGATAGCTTTACCGGTGAGATTATTGCCTTTCATTGCAAGGGCGACAGCATGAAGGATATGGGCATTAATGATGGCGATATAGCTATCGTTCGCAAGCAGGATGATGTGGAAAACGGCGAAGTTGCTGTTGTAATAGTGAACGGTGATGAAGGTACACTGAAACGCGTGCGCAAATTTGACGGCGGCATTATCCTGCTCCCTGCTAATTCCAATTACAAAGAACGTGTTTTTACCGGCGAAGATTTAAATCTTGTTAAAATCGTCGGCAAAGTGCTTGAAATCCGGAAAAGGTTTTAAGGAGGAAGATTATGGCCTTTAAGGATGATATAAATACCCTCGCTGGGAAACTGGCGTTATATAAAAAATATATCGACAATGAAGAAAATACCAAAACCGCCCTAATACTTCCGTTTATAAAACTGTTGGGCTATGACGTACACAACCCTTCATTGCTGCGTTGCGAATATCCTTGCTCTTATCCCGGTTACAGCAACGCACGCGCCGATTATGCGATAGTTGATATCAAGGGCAATCCGTTTGTACTTGTAGAAGCAAAACCACTTGATACAAATCTCGATAAATGTCACGGGCAAATACAGTCATACTTTTACGCTGCACACCCTACTTTTGTAATGCTTACCGACGGTAATGAATACCGTTTGTATTCTGATATAGATAAAAAAGGCTATTTTGATGCCGAACCTTGCGCAAAATTCCGTCTTGATGACGGTAGCGACCCGACTGCATTTGATGTAATTTTGCATTATGGTAATACCGCAGCTTCAGCCCGCAAACTTGCTGCAGCATATAAAATAATCACCGTCGCAAAACCACCAGTGTCAAACATGCAAACTTCCGCGCCTGCTCAAGGCCCAATGAATTCAGTGGTGCAAACACTGTTTGACGAAGTAAAAAAAGCATTAACCGGTATTGCCAACGATAACGATATAATTTTAAGGAAAACTAAAATGTATTACGCTTGTACGCCGGTCAATAAAAAACAAAGTTTCTGCCGTTTTCAATTTTTAAAGTCGCGCACGGATTTAATATTTAATATGTATCAAAAAAATGAGGAACGATATGTTATAACAACTCCTGCTGATATACAAAAATATAAAAGCAAAATTATAAATTATTATAATTTAATTAAATAAAAAAGCCGCCCATTAAGGGCGGCAATATTTTAACATTGTTGCATAAACGTATGTTTGTAGAAAGGAGTTACAATGCCAAGAAAAGCAAAACCAAAACCTAAAAATGCAAACGGAGAAGGCTCTGTATTTTTCGATAAAACAAGAAACAAATGGCGCGCTTGTGTTTATGACCCAGAAGGAAATCGTTTGCGTCCATATTTCAACACAAAAGAAGAAGCAAACGAATGGATATTGTTAAAAAAAGCAGAATTTGCAACTAAAACCTACGTTCCACCGAGTAACATGACCGTAGGTGAATGGCTAATCGAATACATTAAGGTGTTCAGAGCGCCAAATATGCGCCCAAAATCGTTAGAAAGATTGTTGCAGTATTCCGCTCACTTAGCTCCCCTATCTGACATCAAATTAAAAGATATAGAGCCATACGGAATACAAAAATTTTATGCTGAATTGCCAGAAGATATGGCTGCTTGTAGCAAGAAAAAAAGTTTGTGGTTTATTAAAAAGCTGTTTAAAAAAAGCATACGCTTTAAAAATGATTCGTGAGGATGTAACGTTGCCGGTAACGCCGCCAGCAAACAATCAGGAAGAATTTGAAGAAGTAGTTGTATTTACGATGGAAGAAATAAAGATAATTCTTGCGTCAATACAAAACAGCCAATATTACAGCAAGTATTATACCTTCTTCTTGCTCGCCCTAACTACCGGCGCGCGCCTTGGCGAACTGCTTGGCTTAAAACGCGAGTGTGTTTTTAACGGCTATATTAGAATAAAAAACAATCTGCAATATGTTAAGGGCAAATTTTATGATATGCCGCCTAAAACCAAAGCTGGCCTGCGCAATATTACCATACCTTCAAAAATGGAAGCATTGTTAAAAGCAGCAATGATTACAAGTAAGTTTTTGCCCAAAAGCGATTATGTTTTTCACAATCAATTCGGCGGACCGCTAATTCCTCGCAATATGGGACGTGCGTGGGAACGAATTTTAAAAGAAGCTAAAATAGAACATAAAAAGTTTCACGCCCTGCGTCATACACATGCAACGCAGTTGCTTGCTGCAGGCGTTCCGCTTCTTGAAGTTTCCAAACGTTTAGGCCACAGCAGCCCTGCTATTACCCTAAAACTTTATGCGCATGCTATTCCGAATTATGACCACCAAGTTGTAATGCCTGCTGTCGAGAAAATTTACGCGCTTAATTAAAATAATAAAACGGTGCGGTTGACCTCACGTTGACCTCAAAGAACGCCGACCTTTTGACCTCACGCAAAAATAAAAAAGCCGTGGAAGTCGCTCCACGGCTGAGTTTTAAGGTGGTGATCCAGGAGGGATTCGAACCCCCGACCCACGGCTTAGAAGGGCTGCGAGTTAAAAAGCTGAAAACACAGTATTTATGCCGCCTTCCGGCTTTTTAGCCAAAAATCAGCTCGCCAACAATTTGGCATATTTTATGGCTTTTGCAAGCGTTTTTTAGTGTTGTTGACCACGCGTTGACCCCACTCATGTATGCTAATTTTATCTAACAGCAATATACAGGCACGCTACGGCAACTATATAAGCAATATCACGCTGGCGTTTAAGGTTCTTCTGTTCCTGACGGACCTCTTTGTTTAACATCTCTAACGATTCGTTGGCACTTTCCAACTGCGTCTGCTGCTGTTGTAAGGTTATGCTCGATGCTTCCAGTTGTTCCCTCAGCTTCTGCGATTGCTCCTTCGCTTCTGCCAATGCTTGCTTCGAGGCTTCCAACTGTTTTTTCAGCGTCGCTGAGTTGACTTTGGAGTTTGCGATTGCCCGCTGCGCTCTGTTCAACTCTACTTCCAAGTTCGTCAGCTCGGTCGCTGTAATTGTATAAACCTTCTCCGGCT